GCCACGCAAGACGGCGCAGGTTCTCAGCTACTTCAATACCAACAATTGTTATGACCACATGGACAAGCAACCGTTTGCATTATGGGCAGCGCGTGAACATCCACTCAAAGGGAAACTGAACGCAGAACTATGGGCAGCACAAGCAGGTTATGAGTTCAAGGCACTTAGTAACGTACCGCGTGATCAAGTCTTAGATGCAATGGCAAGGTCGCAGTGGTTTGTGCATTTACCGTTAGCGTTTGAATCGGAATGTCGTGCAGTTATGGAAGCCGTTCTTTCAGGTTGCAGGATTCATACGAACGAAAATGTGGGAATTACTAGCATTGAGGATTGGCAAGATGCTGATTACTTACGGCACATGATTGATAAGGCTGGTGAAACCTTTTGGCGGCTAGTACAACAGTAGGCGTAGTTAGTATCTGTCATGGTTACCCACAAGACATACCGGGTTTCATTGAGTCCGTTAGATCGCTAAACCGTAAGCCAGACAAAGTAGTTTTAGTTTTGTTCCATGAGATAGATAAAACCAATTTAGATTTAGACGGCATTACCGTTATTCACTGGTTTGATGACTTTGCCTTTAGCGACATGATGAACCTAGCCTTTGAGAATTGCCAGACTGATTGGGTTTCATGGGTTGGCATTGACGATAGATACAGACCACACGCATTAGACAAGATAGATACTTGCACAGCTGATGTACTGGCTTTGGGTTTCCAATACGACACAGGGCAAATCTGGACACCTGCAAACGTGACTAATCAACAGGTTCTAGGTCTGCACGCCAACATGATCACTTGCGGTTCACCAGTTCGCAGATGGCTTTGGGAACATAATCAGTTTGACCAAAGCATTGCCCCTTTTGATGACTGGTGCTTTTGGGTTGGAACGGCGGTATCAGGTGCAACCTACGCCTGTACTTTAGACCTTGATGTTGAGTACGCCTATGCCGGTCACACAGTTCCCAGTGATTCACTAGCAAGATCAACAGTAAGTCAGTATTTGCAAGATCAACTTCTTTTTAGGCAAAAAACTCAATAGAATCAAGCGTTTTGACCCTTGACTTTTGTTATACAAACTGAAATAATAGTTATGTAGGACAGAGAGGGGTGAGAAAAATGATTGGTCAAATTCCTGTTGAGTCAAAATGGGAAGTTAGCCCTGAAATGGTTGAGAAAGCTTACGCAGTCGCTAACAAAATAGCGCAAGAAATGGCTAAAAAACAAAAGCAAATTGCACAAGAAATCTTGTCAGCATTGGCTGTTAAATCAGCTTGACATTTGTTATACAAACTGTCACAATAGTTATATAAGGAAAGGAGTGGTTATGAAATTGATTGTTTGCGCTAGTTGCGCTTTTTACATGGAACCAATTGAAGAGTTTCCCGGTGGCATTTGTGTTGAATGTTACTCAGTGAAATGGGAAGCATCACAAGAAAACTTTCAAGAAATGGTTGGCATTTTTGCCGGTCAAGGAATTTTTAAGTAAATAGAAAAGAGGACAAAGTGAGTTACGAAAACACCATGTATGCAGATACTTTCGTGGGTTCAAGAGTTGGTGAACTTTACGATGCAGCAGAAATTTCAAGAGCAGTGAAGAAAGAACTTAACGCATTGCAAAAGGCTGGGGAATTCCCTGCTGAAATTAAGTTTTCAGTAAAGAGCGACAAATACTCAGGTGGTCAAGCCGTTCGAGTACGAATTTCAGGTTGGAGTAAAGAACAAATCTGGAAAGAAGAATGGCAAGAAGCCTATGGTTGGGCAAGATTAGTTATGTTGCCAGAAGCAAAGGCAATTGAAGAAAAAGTTGAGGACATAAGAAATCAGTACAACCGTGAAGCAATCAACTCTCAGATAGATTATTTCAACGTGACCTACTACGGTCAGGCTGAATGGGACTGGCGTTCACAGAACTAAAAAATCTAATAGACAAAACCCCCAGAGAAATTTGGGGGTTTTACTCTGCCGTAGAATAGTAAAGACTTTAGGAGTTTCTTTGGCTATCACAAACGGCTATGCCACACTTGCGCAAGTAAAAGCAGCTTTACGCATTTCTGACAACGTAGACGATACATTACTTGAAATGGCTGTTGAATCTGCATCACGCGCTATTGACGGACACGCTGGGCGTTACTTCTATTCATCTGGTACTGCTACCCGTTACTACGCAGCAGAAGATTCTTTTATTACTCAGATAGATGACGTTTCTAGTACAGCCATAACTTTGCAAACTTCAGCTGCTGGTGATGGTGTATTTGATACCACTTGGTCAGTTATTGATTATCAGTTAGAACCACTTAACGGAAACGTAGATGGTCTTGCTGTTCCTTACACACGGATACGGGCTGTTGAAAACTATCTATTTCCAGTAGAAGTAGAACAAGCATTGGTAAAACTAACCGCCGTATTTGGATGGCCTTCTGTGCCAACCCCAATCACTCAAGCCTGCATCATTCAGGCAAGCAGAATTTTTAAGCGACTCGACAGTCCTCTGGGCGTTTTGTCTTTTGGAGATATGGGAAGTATCCGGGTAAGTCGTTACCTTGACCCAGACGTTGAGCAACTGGTTGCGCCGTATCGCAAACTTAGAGGTTTTGCATAATGGCTTCCATCTCTGAACTACGAACAGGGATCAAAAATAACCTTGCAACTATTAGTGGTCTTAGAACTTCAGACTTTCAACCTGACAGCATCAGTCCACCTATCGCAATAGTCTTTCCAGTCACGGTGAATTATGATGAAACCTTTCATAGGGGAATGCAGACTTATACGTTTGCAGTTCAAGTAATTGTTGGTCGTGTATCTGAGCGAACAGGTCAAAATACCTTAGATGCTTACTGCGCAAGCACAGGAACGAACAGTATTAAACTAGCGATAGAATCAGATAAGACCCTCAACGGCACAGCGTTCGATCTCAGAGTTACCGATATGCGTAACTATGGGGAACTAACTGTTGGTGAGGTAAACTATTTATCGGCAGAGTTCGTAGTTCTCTGCTACGCAGACTAGGAGCAAACCAGCATGGCGAAATTCGCAGCTACCGATTACAAAATCACAATCAATGGTACAAACCTTTCCACAAACTTAAACAGCGTTGAACTCGCTTTGGAATCCGATGACTTGGAAACTACTGCCTTCGGCACAACTTTCCGGGAGCGTATCGGCGGACTTAAATCAGGTTCTGTAACGCTTCAGTTCATGCAGGACTTCGCAGCATCTTCAGTTGATGCCACGCTGTTTCCGCTTTACAACACACTTGCAACAGTTGTTATCGTTCCAACATCTTCAACTGTTTCAGCAACCAACCCTTCTTACACCGCCGTTTGCTTAGTGAACTCATACTCACCATTTGCTTCAAGCGTTGGTGACATAGCAACATTCTCGATCACTCTTCCGACAAGTGGCACAGTGGTCAGGGCAACGAGCTAACATGAAGATCAACCTGCGCGTTACTTTTAATGACGAAACAGTAGAAGAAGTATCTGCTACGGCGCGTGACCTTGTTGCATTTGAGGACAAGTTTACAAAATCGGTTGCTTCACTTGAAACCGATTTTCGCATTACTGATCTATTGTGGCTTGCATGGCATTGGCTAGAACGTCAGGGTAAAACCAAAAAGACGTTTGAAGATTGGTGCGATGAAGTTGAAACTATCGAAGCGAGTGAAGCAAGCCCAAAATAACCGGGTTGGGTGACTCATCCCAACATTGGTTTGTGGCTTATCTTTCGTGTGAAACTGGCATTGCTCCGTCAGTTCTCATGGAAGAATCTGAGCGTATGCTTTTTACTATGAGTATGTACTTGCGCTGGAGAAATAGTCAGGGGCAGTAATGGCAGTTGCAAAAATAACTGGCATAGCAGAAACTGTAAAAATCCTTAATTCTATAGATAAAGAAATTGTCAAGCAAGCTCGTAGAGATTTACGCAGTGGCGCACAACCCGTAGCTAATGCAGTTAAAGCCAACATTCCAACAGAAGCACCTTTGTCGGGCATGGTTCATAATGGGCGAACGGCTTGGAGGCCCGCAGGCTTCAAGGTACGAGTAAAAACTAACTTTACAAAAAGAGCAGAACAAAGAGGGTATTCCTTAGTTTCTATTGTTGCTGGCGAACGAATAGTTGCACAAGGAGCAGCTAGCTTCTCAATTGCCGATATGTCTGGTCGTAAAGCAAGAGGTAAGACTCGTTCTGGTCAAGCCATGATCCGTGGCTTAAATGCAAAAGGTAAGGCTTCACGTTATGTCTATCCTGCGGCTGAAAGAGAAATTCCATATATCAAAGATCAAGTAGTTGGTACAATTAGGAAATTGACTAAAACGTACAATGACAGTTTGAAAAAGGTTAAATAGTTATGGCAATTATTGTTCCGATTACTTCGACCTTTGATCCTAAAGGCGTTAATCAGGCTACAAATTCTTTTAAGGGCATAACTGGTCAAGCAAATTTACTTAAAGCTGCCCTTGCTGGCATAGGTTTTGCAAAAGCCGTTCAAGGTTTACGTTCTGCTGTAATGGCTGCGTCTACTCTTTCTGAATCTATTGCTAAATCTAATACTGTGTTTGGGCAAAATGCAGAAGCAGTACAGAACTGGTCAAAAACAACTAGCAAGGCTTTAGGTGTAAGCCGTCAAGCTGCACTTGAAGCAGCTGGAACTTACGGCAACTTATTCAGGGCATTTGGTATTTCAGAACAAGCATCCTTTGAAATGAGTACCGGGCTAGTTCAGTTAGCCGCAGATTTAGCTTCGTTTAATAACGTTCCTATTGGCGATGCTTTGATGGCTTTACGTTCAGGTCTTTCAGGCGAAACTGAGCCATTGAAGCGTTTTGGTATTGCACTAAATGAAGCAAGACTTAAAGAACAGGCTTTAGCTGATGGTTTGATTACGACAACAAAGGGCGTACTACCTCAAGCAATTAAAACACAGGCTGCTTATGCCTTGATTATGAAAGACAGCGCATTAGCGCAAGGTGACGTAGCTCGTACGGCTGACGGTCTTGCCAATCAACTTAAATTCTTAACATCGGGTTTGGAAGATGCGAAAGCCGGTTTAGGTGAAGCATTACTACCAGCAGCTTTGGCGGTAGTTTCTGCTTTTAATGAAAGACTTTTGCCTGCTATTCAACGAGTTGTTGAAGCTGTTAAATTTCAAGGTGCTGAAGGTGGCTTAAAGACTTTAGGCGTTGAAATTTCAAACGTTTTATTCAATCTTGAAGGACTAGCAAAAGTTATTGCTCAAGTAACATTTACCTTAGTTGGTATGAAAATTGCCATGATTGGTCTTGCTGTTGGCCCACCATTGATTGCTGGCATTACATCTGCTTTAACAGCTATGAGAATTGCTACTTTATACGGTGCTGCTGGCTTTGGTGTGTTAGCAGTTGCCATTAGAAGCGCATTAGCAAGTACAGGAATTGGATTACTTGTAGTAGCTCTTGGATTCCTTGTTGGAAAGTTTATAGAAACACGCATTGCTGCATCTGCAACCGATAAAGAAATACGCTTTATGGAATCTAACGGTGTAGCTGCATTTAAGAACATGGGGCAATACGCAGATTTAATGAACGGCAAAATTGGTGGAAACATTATCACCCTTAACGCTGTTGCATTAGCCGCAACTCAAGCTAATGATGCTCTAGAAAATAAGGGAATCAAGCGCGTTAAGTTGGGTCGCGTTCCAATTGTTGCTGGTGTTCCTGTTCCTGATACTTCCATAACCGCAAATTTAGGAAAGACCGCAACCGCAGTTAAAGGATTGAGCGCAGCTGCTAAAGCTGCTCAGGCTCAAATGTCTTTATTAGGTGATGAACTCACGCGCAACAATGACATTCTGGCTAAAGCCAAAGATGCTTACAACAGTTTTAAGGATGGCATCTCAAACGTAATTAGAGGAATTATAGATTTCAGTTCAGCTGCTACTGCTGAAACTGGTTCCTTTATAGAAAACCTAATTGCCCAATCTGCTAAGGCTGTTGATTTCGGAAATAAGGTTAGAACCCTTTTAGCAATGGGTCTATCTGAAAATGCCATTGGTCAAGTACTAGCCGCAGGCGCAGATGTTGGTACGAAGATAGCTGATGAGATTATTGCCGGTGGCGCAACGGTTGTAGATCAAGTTAATACTTTGATTAGTGCAACTGAATCTGTCGCTACTGCCCTTGGTGAATCCGCTGCTGCTCAGTTCTACACAGCAGGTATTTCAGCAGGTCAAGCACTTGTTGATGGTGTTAGAGCTGCTATCGCTGCTGCTGGCTTTACTATCAACGTTGATGGTTCACTAACTAACACAAGAGCAATCAACCTAGTTAATGAAACCCTTGCTAAGTACAAGAAGTCTGGCAAGGGATTAAGCAAAACAGAAAAGCAAAAGATTACTGACCTTGCAAATTCGTTAGGCGTAGACATTCCTGCAATGGCAAACGGTGGCATTGTCACTAAACCAACGCTTGCTTTAATTGGTGAAGCCGGGCCTGAAGCAGTTGTGCCTTTGTCAGGTCGCAATGCTGGCATGGGAACAACCATAACCATAAACGTAAATGCTGGCTTGGGCGCAGACGGTAACCAGATAGGTCGTGAGATCGTAGATGCCATTAAACGTTTTGAACGCAAAAGTGGCCCAGTCTTTGTGAGTGCATAGTGTTACCAGATACAAGAGTATTTGTTGAATTTAACATTGATTTAGTTGATGTTGAGTTCTTTACATTAGACGATGCCACTAAAGGTTTACTAGATGGAACTTATCCGCTAGGTGGCGATGTTCTAGTTGATGTTACTCAGTATGTTGCTAGTGTTTCAATCAAGCGCGGTAAGTCCCGTGAACTAGATCGCTTTACATCTGGTCAGGCAAAAGTAACTTTCCACAATGACAACCGTTATTTTGACCCATTCTTTACAGCTAGTCCTTACTTCCAACAGTTTGTACCTAAGCGACAAGTAGTAATCGAAGCAAACGGTGTTCGTCAATTCACAGGCGAGATTGATGACATTGATTTAACATACAACTTAGGTAACAAGTCCTTTGCAACTATTACTTGCTCAGATGCTTTTGCTTTAATTTCTAACACCGAACTAACAGAGTTCACCGCGACTTCGCAATTCTCTGGGGAACGCATTGAAGCGATTCTTAGCAGACCAGAAGTAGATTGGCCTGTTGCTGATCGTGACATTGATACTGGGCAACAGTTACTTCAAGCAGACTTAGTTGCAGATAACACAAACACACTAGGTTATCTACAAACAGTTGAGCAGTCAGAACCCGGATCACTATTCATTTCTAAAGATGGATTAGTTACGTTCAAAGATCGCGTGAACTTCCCACCACTAATTGAAACCATTGCTTTTGCTGATGACAGTACAGCCAATGGAGTTTCATACAACAACATTGAAGTTGCCTATGGTTCAGAGAATCTTTACAACAGGGTTACGATTACACGCACAAACGGCACAGCCCAAACTGCTGACTCCGTTGAATCACAAGCACTCTTTGGAATCCAAACACTAAGCCTTGACGGGCTACTGATGGTCAATGATGCGGATGCTTTGAGCATTGCAGGATTCTTAGTTGATAAATACCAGCTGCCAGAACTGCGCTTTGCTGCCGTAGGTTTTACATTGCACGACAAGAGCGAAGAAGTCTCAGATAAAATCTTGGCTTTAGAAATTAACGATGCAGTCCGTATCAGGTTCACGCCAAATAACATTGGTGACCCTATTGCTGAATTTGCTTTAATCACAGGCATCAGTCACAACATTGGCATTGACCAGTACAACATTAGCTTTGAATTTGGTGAGGTCACAAACTTCCCATTCATCCTTGACGATGCGCTTTACGGTGTGCTTGCTGGCAACCTACCGCTATACGATTCAAGCACTACTGATTATGATGATCCAGTAAAGTATGATGGAACTCTGAATGAAACTTATCCTTTGGCGTTCTAAGGTGAATAATGGCAACTAACTACCCAACAAGTCTTGACAATTTCACCAATCCACTAAGTACGGATTCTCAAGATTCGCCATCACATTCTGCACAACACTCAAACGCTAACGATGCTATTGAAGCGATTGAAACTAAAGTTGGCTTTGGTTCTGCTCCTGCTGGCTCTGCTACTTCTGGTGCAGTTTTAGTTGTATCTACTGGTGGCACTACAAGTTGGACAACAGTAGGAACCTCTGGAATCAACTCAACGGGTGCAACGCTAGGTTACAACTTGACTGCTGGCGCAGCTAGTGTGACAACATGGGAACCAGCAGGTGCTTACATCCCTGTTGCTACTGGTGGAACTGTTGCCTATACATTTGGCAGTGCGGATCAAGGCAAGATTCTAGAATTTAGTGGCACGTTTACTGTGACTGTTCCACCTGAATCCACTTACAACTACGCAACTGGTTCTGTACTTAACTTACTTAACATCAGCACAGGAACAATAACTATTGCTGGCGGTTCTGGTGTGACTGTAAACGGTAACCCCGGTCTAAAGCTAAGTACGCAATGGTCAGGTGCATCTATCGTCAAACGCTCAACTAACACTTGGGTTGCTGTCGGCGATCTGTCGGCATAATGTTTGGTCTATTTGGCTTCACCTGTTCAGCCAGAACAACTGCCACGCCAACTGTCGAATACTTAGTTATTGCTGGTGGTGGCTCTGGTGGTTCAGACGTAGGTTCTGGCGGTGGAGCAGGTGGTTATTTAACAGGCACACAAGCATTAGTTAATGACACTTCATACACACTAACTATTGGTGCTGGTGGTGCTGGTGTACCTGCTGACACGAATGGAAATCAAGGTTCTGATTCTGTCTTTGCATCTTTAACATCAATCGGTGGTGGTGCGGGTAAAAAGTATAACACAACTGGTGGCACTGGTGGTTCAGGTGGCGGTGGTGGCAGACGAACTGGTGCTGGTGGTGCTGCAACTGCAGGTCAAGGTTTTGCTGGTGGTGCTGGAACTTATTACACAAGTGATGGTTCAGGTGGCGGTGGTGGTGGTGCTGGAGCAGTTGGAGAATCTAATGCTGGCAGTCCATCAAATGGTGGTGCAGGTTTAGCATCATCTATAACTGGAACTTCTGTAACACGCGCTGGCGGTGGTGGCGGTGGCTCTGGTGCTAGTGGTTCAAGTGCATCAGGCGGTTCAGGTGGCGGTGGTCGTGGCGGTGCTAATAGTAGCAGTGTTACATCTCTTGCAGGAACTGTAAACACAGGTGGCGGTGGTGGTGGTGGTTCAAATGGTGCTGGCACTGGTTCAGCAGGTGGTTCAGGCATAGTCATAATTGCTTACGCAAACACTTTCAACGATCTATTTATTGGCACTGGTTTTACTTACACACTAGACACAACATCACGCGCAGGTTACAAGGTTTACACGTTCACTGCTGGTACTGGTGTTATTAGATACAACACATCAAAAGTTTCAACTGAATACTTAGTTGTCGCTGGTGGTGGCTCAGGTGGTGCAAGAGTCGGCGGTGGCGGTGGTGCAGGTGGTTATTTAACAGGATTAACTTCTATTGACGTTGCTAGTTCATTTACGGTTACAGTCGGCGCAGGTGGAGCAGCAGCAGTTAGCACTGGTTCAACCCCATCAGCAGGCAATAGTGGTGTCAATTCTGTTTTTAGCACAATTACTTCTACTGGTGGTGGCGGTGGTGGTGCATATCAAACTGTTGCTGCATTAACTGGTGGTTCAGGTGGTGGCGCAGGTGGCTACAATACATCGCCAACAAATACAGGTGCTGCTGGTACTGCTGGTCAAGGTTCTGCTGGTGGCAATGGCGTTAATGGTTCTGGTGGTGGTGGTGGTGGAGCAAGTGCGGTTGGCTCAAACGGTTCGGGCGGCACTGGTGGCACAGGCGGTGCTGGCTCAGCATCTTCAATAACTGGAACTTCAGTAACACGCGCAGGTGGTGGTGGTGCTTCTGGTGATAGTTCAGGTGGTGCTGGTGGCACTGGTGGCGGTGGTGCTGGTACTGCTGGATCAACAACACCTGCAACATCTGGAACTGTGAACACAGGTGGCGGTGGTGGTGGTGTTAGAAATTCAACAGACTCTGGAACTCATACATCTGGCGCAGGCGGTTCAGGCATTGTCATAATTCGCTACCCTGCATCATTCACTATTACTGGTGGATCAGGTTTAACTTTTACAACTGCAATAGTTACAGGACATAGAGTCACAACATTTACTGCTGGAACAGGTTCTATTACTTTTGCACTAACACCTACATTAGTTGAGTACCTAGTTGTTGCAGGCGCAGGCGGTGGTGGTACAAACGGTGGTAACGGTACGGGTGCAGGTGGTGGTGGCGCAGGTGGTTACTTTACTGGCACGCAAGCTGTTGTTGCTGACACTTCATACACGGTAACAATCGGTGCTGGTGGTGCTGGTTCTACTGTTCGTACTTCTCGTGGAGTGACGGGTTCTAATTCTGTTTTTTCTACAATCACATCACTTGCAGGTGGTGGCGGTGGCTCCGACCAAGTATCAAGTGGCTCAGGTGCAAGTGGTGGTTCTGGCGGTGGCGGCTCTGGTAATAATCAAAGTTCACCGGGAACTGCTGGCGCAGGTGGCGCAGGTACTTCGGGTCAAGGTTTTGCTGGAGCAACACCAACTGGTGGCGGTGGTACACAAGGTGGTGGCGGTGGTGGTGGCGCAAGTGCGGTTGGCAGCATCAACTCAGGAACTACTGGTGGCGCAGGTGGCAGTGGTGCAGCAAATTCTATAAGTGGCTCATCAGTTACTTACGCTGTTGGTGGTAAAGGTGGAAATGAAAGTGCGCCGTCTAACGGAACAAGCGGAAGTGCTAACACTGGCACTGGTGGCGGTGGCGCAAACAGTTCTGCCAATGGCGGTGCTGGTGGTTCTGGTATCGTGATCATCGCTTACCCAAATTCATTTGCTGACCTACAAAGTATTGGTGGAGGATTGACTTACACACTCAGTGCAGTAAGCCGTTCAGGGTACAAGGTTTACACCTTTACTGCTGGCACTGGCTCAGTAATCATTTAACGATAAACTACATACAAGACAAACTTAGGAGTAACAATGGCTGGCGCAGGATTTAAGACTTTTACTGCTGGCGCGGTACTTACGGCAACAGAAGTAAATACCTATCTAATGCAACAAGCAACGCAGGTTTATGCTTCAAGTGCAGCGCGTGCATCTGCCGTACCCGTGCCTACTGAGGGCATGGTTACTTACTTATCAGACACAAACATTGTTGAAACTTACGATGGTGTGAGCTTTAACCCTATTGATTCAGTCATAAATGTAAGAACAGCTGCAACTGCAAGTTTCAATCTAGGTGCTGGCGATGCTGGCGATCTTTTGCAGGTCAATGCAACTGGTTCAGGAACAGTTACAGTGACGGTTCTACCTGATGCAACCTACACATTCCCAATCGGTTGCCAAATAAATCTACTATCTGTTGGTACTGCAACTGTCGCTACGGCAGCTGGAACAGGCGTGACTTTGAACGGTACGCCGGGTCTTGTACTTCGCGCACAATACTCCAGCGCAACTTTACTTAAACGTGCTGCCGATACATGGGTTGTGATTGGTGATCTAAAGGCATGATGCTTTTAGGAACGGTTGCATCTGGTGTCGCACAACAAGTGCAGGCATCTGGTGGAACAGTCAATAGTTATACCGTTGGCACAACAGTTTATTTTTCTCATACTTTTACAAGCTCAGGAACATTTACGCCGTTTGTACCTTTGACGGTTGATTACTTGGTTGTTGCTGGTGGTGGTAGTGGTTCAAGTAATACCGTGTCAGGTGTTGCTTCTGGTGGTTGTGGCGCAGGCGGTATGTTAGTTGGAAGCACAACGGTAACAGCGACTGCAAAAACTGTAACAGTTGGTGCTGTTGCAGCACTTGATAGCAGTGGCAACGCATCCGTATTTGATGCCATTAGTGCTACTGGTGGTGGTAACGGTAATGGAAATCCCGGTGGCTCTGGTGGTTCTGGTGGTGGCGGTGGCTACGGAACGAACTCCGCTGGTGGTACAGGAATTGTTGGTCAAGGTAACAATGGTGGTAATGCTAACGGTACTCTAGGAGTTACACAGGTTGCTGGTGGTGGTGGCGGTGGTAAGAGTGCTGCTGGTACAAATGCCCCTGGTATTACAACCGCAGGACTCGGTGGTGCTGGTTTAGCAAATGATTATTCAACTGGCGTTTCTGTGACTTATGCAACAGGTGGTCGAGGTGGTCAAAATGCTGCCAATGGTCAAGGCCCAGCAGGTGTTAATCCCGGTGATGGCGGTGGCGGCGGTGACGGTGCAGGAGCTGGAACGCTCGGTTGTGCAGGTATTGTTGTTATTAGATATGCAGTCTAGGAATAGGAATAAATTAAATGGCTCATTACGCTTTTTTAGATGACAACAACATTGTCACTGAGGTAATTGTTGGTGTTGATGAAACAGAACTAATCGAGGGTGAAGCACCTGACGTTTGGTACGGCAAGTTCAGAAGTCAAACTTGTGTTCGTACTTCATACAACGGAAACATTCGCAAGAACTACGCCGGCATTGGTTACACATACGATGCAGGGCGCGATGCTTTTATTCCACCTAAGCCTTTTGAATACTTTATTTTTGATGAAGATACTTGCCGATGGGAACCACCAGTGCCTTACCCAACTGACGGCAAAATTTACACTTGGGATGAAGTAAATCAAGACTGGGTAGTAGCACGGTAAACTTGTCTTAACACCCTGCGCTTAACATTTTTGGAGTTACATTGAAGCGCAAGCAAGTCAAAGACATAATCACTCGCATGGTTGCAGTAGTTGTTGCATCTGTCATGGGAACAATCGGTGCTGGTTCTATCATCGGTGTTGAGTTGTGGAAGTCTGCAAGCATGGCTGCAATTCTTGGTGTGGCTATTGTGCTTGAAGGTCTGGCTCGTGCTTACATAGCTGACGGAAAACTTGATGAGTCAGAAATCAACGAATCATTTAGTAAGGCCAACGGCAAGAAGTAAATGAAGCGCACAAGGGTTTTCCTAACTGCGCTAATAGTCGGAGCATTCATGTTTGCGACACCTGTTCAAGCCGATGTTGTTTGTAACACTTACACATTTACTGGCGATGATGATTCTGCCTACAATGCCAACCTGCCGTTCACGCTTACGCTAGGTGCTACTGAGTACAGCAATGTCTATGTTTCAACTAATGGCACGATGACATTTGGCGTACCTGATGGCAATTACAGTGACTACCCACAAACACCGTCTGTATCTGTTGCCGGGTATGACTGGGTTTCATTTGGTGAAGGTGCGTATCTAAGCTACGGCTCAACTGCGAATACCTTCTGCGCTGAGTGGAGCGTTCGACCTTACCCACAATCAACTGGTGATCTAACTCAGATACGTCTAGTGATTAACCGCGCTGATGACGGTGGCTGGCATGGTGAAGTAGTCACCTTTGGTTGGTTGCCTGAGAACTTACGGCGTGGGATTCGCTTTGAACAAGGTCAAGCAGTCGTGCCAATCGAAGCTGCCTTTGATGTAAACGGTGGCGTGCCTATCGAAGTCCCACCTGCACCAGTTCCAAGTTCATTCACAGAACCACCAGTGCTACCTACTCCAGTACCGACACAAACCCCAGAGCCTGAACCGACTGCAAGCGTTGTACCCAGCCTGAACCCAGAGCCAACGCCAACGCCTGAACCTAGTCAAAGTGAATCACCATACATTGAACCTATCCCTGAAATTGTCGTGCCTGAGATTCTGCCTGAGCCTGTTCTAGAACTAATCCCTGAAGAAATAATTGTGCCAGATGTTGAGTCAATACCAGAAGTGATAGCACTAGATTTAGTGCCAGATTTAGAGCCAATCATTGAAGCCGTTATTGAACCGACCATTGAGGAACTAACGCAAGAAGTTATAGATGATGCATTAGCTGATGGCGTGCTTACTGACGATGAACGTGAACTTGTAGCTGATGCTTTGCTTGAGGAGTTTGCTGGCGAAGCAATTACCTTTGAAGCTTTACAAGAAGCCGGGCTGGACTTTGAGGACTTGCCACCTGAAACACCAGTTACTTTAGAGAACGGCGTTGTCTTAACTGCCGAAGTTGCAGATGCCTTGGAAATCTTTGACTCAGGCGCAGAAGTTCTAGCCACACTTTTAGAGAACCCTGCTAAAGCACTAAAGGCATTAACCAGTATTGGTCAAGACATGACAACAGAAGAACGAGAGACAGCACAAAACACAGTAGTTGCAGCAGTCGTTGTAACGCAGGTAGCACAAGTTAGGAAAACAAAATGAAATGGATAAAGAAATACCTGCGTGAGATCACAAGCGAGACTTACACCTTTGTCGGTCTTTTGATTGCATATGCAACATTGACAGGTTCAGCGCGTACAGTTACGGGTTATCTCATAGGCATTGGTGCTTTGGTGTGGCTGATAACATTACCTTTAAGACAAGATGATGAGGACTAATTATGGCAATGCCAATTAACGGATACCCTGTTTCGACACCGTTTGGAGTCAAAGGGAAAAGATGGTCAAGTGGAAAGCATGAAGGCATTGACATTGCAGCACCTGTCGGTACAGACATTCTTGCACCTTGCGATGGAACAGTTGTCAAAGTTGGACAATGCTGGGGCAAGGCATTTGGACAGCACTCAGTCTTGTTAAAGGTAGAAGGTGGACATCTTCTATTTGCTCATTGCTCGAAAGCCTTGGTCAAAGTTGGTCAAGTAGTTACTAAGGGAATGCACATTGCTGAGGTTGGAGCAGAAGGAAACGTAACCGGGCCGCATCTTCACATGGAACTGCAAGCAGGCGCAGCTTGGAAAAAGGGTGGCGGACTCGACCCAGCAGGAATCCTAGCATCATGAGTGGCATCCTATTCAAGGATGAATCAGGTAAGGCTAAACAATCTATTCCGCCTAAGACTTGGACTTATGTAAAGTTTGCAGGCAAGGAATCGTTTACTGTTCCTGAAACTGGCGTATGGGAATGGACTATTGTTCTGCGCGTTGAGTATTCAACAGGTGCAGGTGACGTTTTGCGTGGTCGTTTATGTCGCTACCCAAACACAAAGCAACTTGATGAGACTGGTCACGATGACAAGAACACTTCTAACTGGGGTGGCAAGGTTTATCATTCGCATTGGTCACACACGATTGACTGCGACCCTAAGATGCCTATTGGTTTCTGGGTATGGCATGACGGCAATGCGCCAATAGTTCTAGATGGTCGGCAAATTAAAGCTAAGAAAATCTAATGGGCATTCTGGAACTAGGGCAGTACGCAGCAGCCCTAACTGCTATCGCTATTCTCTTTGGCATGGCTATCAAGTGGGGCATTGTTAAACCCATTAAGGCGTACATAGATCAGGCCACTTACCCAATCCACCCAGACTCAAACGGTGGTCGTGCGCTCCCAGATATTGCTAACACCGTGAACCGCATCGAGTCCAACATTAAAGACCTTGATTACAGGCTAAATTCCATTGAGGAACTGGTAACAAAACCAGCGACACGCGCTAGAAAAGCAACAACCTTATCCATCTAATCGGTAGCCTTGACCTAACCTATCCGAAAGGTGGTCACCAATGACCCTACTTGACGATCTAGAAAACGTAAGCAAAGCAATCTATTTATGTGCTGTTAAACAGCTACTCATCTCAGTACCTGCTAAAGAAGCAGCAGCAATAGAGAAAGCAATTGATGACCCCGATACTTCAGCAACATCGCTTTCACGAGTGTTAGCCAAACATGGGCATCTGGTACACCGCAAGACAATCACTCGTCACAGACTGCGTGGGATAAAAGAAAAGGGATGTGCTTGTAAATGAGCCTTGCCGATGATCTAAGCCAACTAGGTAATGACGAGCAACGCAAGCGTGAACGCAAGGACATTCCTTCAGGCTTTGAGCCGGGCATTGAGTACGACTCAAGCGGTGGCGTTCTACGTTCTATTCCTAGACCAGCAGGCGATGAACCTGACCACGCCGAACTACTAGCTGAGTTTGAACTTGACCCTGCTAAGTGGCGTATAACAGGACTACGCAGAAGCAAGTGGCAACGCTGGGATGAAACATGGCTTGAGTCTTTTAGGGCTACGTTTGTGCCTACAAGTGGCGCGTTGCACGTTCCCATAGATGATCTACTAGAAGTAGTTAGTAAGTGGAAACCACAGAAGCCCGTTTCTAGCCCCATAAAGGGGTCTGTAAGCCCCGTAGCCTACGTTGTGGTACTAGCAGACACCCAAGTTGGAAAGATTGACGGTGGTGGCTCTGAGGAAATCATTAAGAATGTCTTACACAAGACCGATCTAGCAGCAACACGACTAAAAGAACTGCGCAAGTCAGGCAGGGAAATTAACACGGTCTATCTTCCACAACTAGGTGACTGCATTGAAGGCATGAACTCGCAAGGTGGCAAGCACATCTGGCGAACAGACTTAGACCTGACTTCACAGATTCGTGTCTATCGCAGGTTGCTGTTGCACATGGTTAAAACATTCGCTCCACTAGCTGAGCGTGTGATTGTTCCTTGTGTTCCCGGTAACCATGATGAAGCGGTGCGTGTTGGTAACTCAATGGCAACTACCTACACAGATTCGTTTGCCTTAGATGCGGCTTCTGCCGTAGCTGATGCGCTAAGTGATCACCCAAATTACCAGCACGTTAGTTTTGTCTTTCCCCAATACGACACACTCTCAGTAACGCTAGACATGGCTGGCACAGTTGTTGGTTTGATTCACGGTCACCAATGCAGGGGTAAGGCAATTGATTGGTGGAAGAATCAAGCACACGGTCAGCAAGACATAGGTGAAGCTACGTTGTTGCTTAGTGGTCACTACCATCACTTGCGCGTTGAACAGTCAGGGCGCAAGACTCACATCCAAACGTGTGCCTTGGATGGCGGTTCACAATGGTTTGAAAATTCATCAGGACAAGCAGCACCAGCAGGAATGCTTACGCTCACAGTTGGGGAAGGTAAATGGGATGATCTCAAAATCTTGTAATCACGATTGGCTTTATGTTAAATCAACAGAAGGCGATTATGAAACGTGCCGTATGTGCAGTGAAGTGCGGTTGGTCGTATGACCTCAGAAGAACTAGCTGAACAAGTTACAGCGTGCGTTGAGTCTTTGCGCTCACGCATTATGGGTACAGGTGACGAGCAATACAGTCGTGGTACTGAACAAAGCATTGAAACTAAATCGGGCGAGCAGATTGTTTTAGAAACGCTGGAAGAATTAGACGATGCGATTGTGTATTTGGCACACTTACGCGCTAGACTGGGCAAACTTGCGCAGCTCTAGGCCATCCCTAGACCGTAAATGCCACTCGCTTATGCTTTGTCGGGTGGCATTTACTTTGCCCAAAAAGCCAATAAACACTCAACTTTTAAGTTAATAATTGACTTGCATTTGTTATACACTTATGTCATAATAAGTATGTAGGACAAAGCAGCCTGCTAGAACAGAGGAGTCAGAAATGTACGAAAAGGTTTTACACATTGACGATGTTTTTTCAAATGCTTGGGGCGAAAAATACCACAAGGCAAATTCTTTTTTGGCTTGCATAGCTTGTGGTCGTAACACTTCAAAGCAAGGTGAATCTCAAGGAGTATGGATCGTTGCTGGTGCAGTTGGTATCGCACACCCAGAGAAACCAGAAATGAAAGACGGTGGCGACATGGGATGGTTCCCAGTTGGTTCAGAATGTATAAAAAAGGTGCCGGCTGAATATCGCGTAGCAAATCCTTATAAAAACAAAATTGCAGGTGTCTAAATGAACTATTCAGAAATCATCATTGAAGAGTTAGAGCAAAAAATAAAGTGGTTAGAAAAACGTAAAAAGGTTGAACCAACATGGGTGGTCAAAAGTGCGATTTACCCAGACCTAAAAGACCTTAAAAAGCAATTAGCTGAATGGAAATAATAGTTACATTGTTTAACAATAGAAAAATAGCCCTACTGAATCGGTGGGGTTATTTGCATTTGTTAGACAAAGCGTATAACTTAAAAACAAGAGATTAGATGGGAATAATTTTGAGCTGTGTTAATTGTGGAAATGATGATGGAACATACAAAATCTGTTCTAGTTGTCTAAGTTTAATTGAATGTGACTGTAAAGGAAATAAAAATGGCTGAAGAAAAAGATAACAAAGAAAACATGATTGCCTTACGACTTAACAATGAGCAGATGCTTGCAGTTAAGAGATGGGCGCATCAACATAACGCAAATGTAAGTCAAGTAATTAGATCAGCAATTGAACTAATGACAGGAGTAAAGCAATGAGAACAGCAAGCGAACATTTAGTGCAGACAACTTGGATGGCAGACAACAAGTTATTTTCCAACCACGATGCAGTAACACCGGTGGATTGGGCTAAGGTCTGGGAAGTTGTAGATGACATAGACAACGCAGAATTTAACGCCAATGAATTGGTGATGATTGCCGTCTTAGAGTTTCTATGCGGTTCTGAAATGGTTGAAGTTAGCTTGGATGAGATTGCTAACCTGCCAGAAATGGAACGTCAAGCAGTCATTGATTCTTTACGGCTTAAGTGGTCTAAGGTCGAACTTCAAGAAAACCTTTGATGGATACCAACAATGTAGAGATACACGTTGAGCCATTACCGTTTCAGCAAATTCCTAACTGGGTATTTGAGTCTGACGTATCAGCTACGGCGATAAAACTTTATCTGGTGCTGCGTAAGAACGGTGACAATAAGCGTGGCACAAGTTACTGGTCACGCAAAAAACTTGCAGAGCAATTAGGTACATCACCCAACACGATGGACAGGGCTAAGAAAGAACTGATTGACATGGGTGCTTTGTGTCAGATAAATCGTAAGAATAAAGACGGTGATTGGACTTCAAACCTTTATCACGTTCATACTTCAAGCGTTCCACATTGTAGATACCTATGCTCACCCGTGGGTACACCTATACCCACCAGTGGGGAGACCCCTATACCCACCAGTGGTGAACGAACTAATAACCATATAGAACTAAGAACCAATGAACTTAATACTCGAACCTACGGTTTCGAGATTCATGCAGCCTGCAATTTATTAGCTGACCTGATTGAAGTAAACGGTTCTCGTAGACCAGTAGTGAATGACAAGTGGCTAACTGACATGGAACGACTGCACAAGATTGACGAGCGCAGTTGGGAGCAGATCACAAAAGCAATTCAGTGGTGTCAAGCAGATGACTTTTGGCGTGGCAACATTATGAGTCCCGGCAAACTGCGTAAGCAATATGATCAGTTACGACTAGCAGCACAGCGCAACACCAAGCAAAGCAAGTTCACTAAGACAATGGACTGGTTAAAGAACCTAGAGAACGAAGCAAAGGAAATAGAACAATGAACAAAGCAGAAATAGGCAAGGTCTTAGCAATAGCGGTTTCAATAGATGCCCGACTAGGCGCAGCTGATGAAGCAGGGTTTAGGGCAAAGGTTGAAGGATGGTCATTGGCACTAAGTGAAGCAATGGAATTTGAGTTTGCCCGTGATGCAGTTGGCAAGCACTACAAATCCGCAACAGAATCAATAATGCCGGCACACTTAAACGCATTCTGGACTGCTCACAGATCACGTCAGCACGAAATAGACAACGTTAGAGCCATTGGTTCAAGTCCTAAGTCACAGGGAATGTCAGATGAGGTGCGAGCCAAACTCGTGCAATTGGGACTTAAGCGACCATAATGGGTAGATGCTTAAAGATTGCGACCATGAAGCGTGGCTAGATTCTGGAATGTGCCTTATCTGCACCGCGCCAGATTCATGGATGTATTCAGCTGCCTGCCGTGATGCAAGCCCTGACACTTGCTTTCCTGAGAACGAAGAACCTCACCTGTACGCAATAGCCAAACGCTTATGCGAAGAATGCCCGGTAGTTGGATTCTGCTTAGAGATTGGGCTAGATGAAAAATGGGGAATGTGGGGCGGAATGACACCTGATGAAAGATTCAAATTAAGTAAGTCCCCAAAGCTACCAAAAGAACGATTAGAAAAACGCCGTTTTCTCAGGGTTTACGCTTACACAAATTAGAACATCTGTTCTATTTATTTGTTATCAAAACGTTACATAAATATGCCCTAAATGGCGTACAAAAGCTGCTCAATGCCGTAATGTTATACATGTAAGGGGAACTAAAAAGTTCCAAGAAAAGCAAAGGAACAAAGCAGATGGAATCAATCGTTGGAAGCCCAGAATGGGAAAAGTCCGTAGAACAATACATTGCATCAATGGAACGGGCTGTTGCAAAAGGCGTTTTTGAAGAAGAATGGGCGCACTCAGGTTGCAGCCACGCGGAAAGTTATTGTGCAGTAGCTTTCAACAATGTTTATGTAGCTGGTGCGTAATGATTGCTCAAAAAGAAAAGCAAGTCTGGGAAATAGCAGAAGAAGTTTGGGCAGATTGGAAAAATGTCAGCCCGTACGCCAAGTCTTACTTAGAAGCAATGGGTTCCCTGTCTAGCGTGAACGATAATTACTACGCAGACAGTGGCAAATCAGTGGTGAGTTACTTTCTTGCCAACGCTGGTTCATGGAAAGGCGAAGTCGCAAAAAGCATCAAAGCTCAGTTGAAAGAGATGGTTAAATAATGGAAATTATCGTAATGAGTATTGGTCTGGAAGACAAGATCATCAATCTAAAAGCAACTTGCGGTCACGAAGATAATCTAGGTTATTTTGCAAATACTGTTTGTGGCAAATGTGCAAAAGCTAATCATAAAAAGGCGGTAGGCAAATAATGGCTGTTGAAGTTACCAAGAAGCAAGCCGAGCAAGTTCTTTCACAAGTGAAGAAAAAATACAAATGGGCAATTACTGAAGGATGCCAACCAACTCTTATCAAAAATTTTGAGTGGAGCGCAGGAGTAGTTCCTTACGCAGTTATTTGGGAAGGTGGGCCTTATGAATGGGTATACGAATCCCAACCAAAAGTTCAAGGCGTTTGGACTGAAGCCTATACAGGTTGGGCTATGTCAATCTATAAAAACTGGGAAATAAGCCAATGACAATTAAATGGAAACTTCAAGAAGGTCGAATTTATGTATCTTCGGATAACAAATTTATGATTAAAAACGTTGGCCCAAAATGTTGGGGAATCTACGTTAATGATGGTTCAACCGATTGGGACATTGACTGGGTTGGTTCTACATACCCAACACTAAAAAGCGCACAAGATTCAGTGAAGGTGGCGTAATGCGTAACTGGACAGATAACACATTGGTAAACAAGATTCAACGGGGCAAAGATTTTGAATATGTAAAAGGACAATGTGACTTCTGTGGAGTCATAAGTGTTTACAAGTTTGCTGGCAAAAGATGTTTGGAAAGTTGTGAAGCTTGTGGGGATTGGTTCACAAACATTAAAAGAGTGGCTGATTTCAATGACTAACTGGAACTGGACACCACGGGCCAGATTTATTGGCGAGGTATTAAAAGCCGTTGTAGTAATCGGTGCAGCTTGGATTTTGTTTGCAGGCACTTGGTTTGCGTTAGGTGGTTACTAATGAGTTTCGTACCTTACTCAAAAGAGTTTGCAACCCTTGAGGACAAGCACAAGATACGCAAGATGCTGGAATACTCAGGCATCACGCACCCAGCGCAGCAGATTATCTTTCTGTCAGACCTACTTGGTAAACCTTTTGATACAAGAAAACTAAGTAAGCAAGAAGCAATTGACTTAAAGCGCAAGATCAAGAACCTACAAGAAAAGGACAAAGCATGAAACAGGAACAGCAGGATGCGTTACGCGCACCATTTCCTAAAGAACATATTCAGAAATTACCGACAGGGGGATTACAACTTGATTATGTTTCTCATGCGTGGGTGACTGATCGCTTACTTCAGGTAGACCCAATGTGGACTTGGGAACCAGTCGCATTTGATTTAGACGGCTTACCCAAGTTTGACAGCAATGGTGGACTCTGGATTAAACTCACGGTCTGCGGTGTTACTCGTTATGGCTACGGTGAACCACAAGGCAGAGATAAGTTTGACATGACCAAAGCTGCAATTTCCAACGCTCTCAGGGTTGCAGCAATGCGCTTTGGAGTAGCACTTGATTTATGGGCTAAAGAAGCACCCGGCGAAACAAAACCAATAACAAAGCCAACAAAAGAACTAAGTACGGCTACTCAGAAAATGATTGACCGTATCAGTAACGCAGGGTCGCTTATTGAATTAACTGAGGTTGTGCCACTGATTCAAGGTGGGGCATTTACAGATGCTGAGAAACGCAACCTACGGCTTATCTTCAACAACAAGAAAGTAGAACTCGGAGCATGACGTTCATACTTGGTTCAGTCTTATTCTTACTAGGTGGATTTTTTGGAATGCTCATAATGTCATTTGCTCAGGCAATACCGAGACAGGTTCAAGAACAACAGGATGCGTTAGTGGCTCAGCTGCGATTAGTCGTGGATGATGATTAGTTACTTTGTAGAAGGCGAGCCAGCACCACAGGGTTCAAAGAACGGGTTTGTGAAGAATGGTCGTGTGGTTATGGTTGAGTCGAGCAAGAAGGTTAAGCCTTGGCGCGAAGCGGTAGCAACTCAAACGCAGGAATACCGCGCAAGCAAATGGCCTAACGCAGAACAATGGACAATTACGACACCGGTTGAGATTGCCCTTGTGTTCTTTCTTCCTAAACCTAAGACTGTTAGCCGTAAATGGCCTAGCGTTAAGCCTGACTTAGATAAGTTAATACGCAGCACATTTGATGGACTTACAACTGGTGGACTCTACACAGACGATGCTCTTGTTGTAGCTGTAAGCGCATCTAAGCAATACGCAACAGACAGAATCGGTTGCCACATTATTGCAAGCGAGGTAGAAGATGTTTAATACAAAAGGTGCAAGTTGCATAGGACTAGACCCAGAACTATTCTTTCCGACTAACAACATGAGTCCGAAGCTAGAGAAACTACTAAAAACAACTTGTATGGGTTGCCCGGTATTTGATGACTGCCTTGACTATGCGTTAAAGGTTAAGGTCAATGGCTACTGGGCAGGCACAACTGAAACAATGCGTGTCAAGGTGCGGGAACTTTTTAACATCACTCCCGTAAGAATAGATCAGCACTACAAAGATTTGGTGGACATACCTTCACCAAACGCAATGGAAAAAAGAAACAGCCGCAAGGCACTAAAGGAAGCAGGATAAACAAATGGCACTACCAACAATCACAGCACAGGGAAATCTGGTATTTGAACCAGACTTCCAAGTAACAGCATCAGGCATAAGCCGTTGCAAGTTGCGCATTGCGTGTAACGAACGCAAGAAAGCAGATAACGGAACATGGGCAGACGGTGACACCAGTTACTTTGACATTGTTCTATGGCGTGGACTAGCAGAAGCAGTAGCCGATACCTTTAAGAAGGGTCAGCCAATTCTTGTGGTCGGTAAAGTTCGCGTATCTAAGTATGAAGATAAGAACGGTGTAGAGCGTACATCAGTAGAAATTACAGCTGATGACATTGCTGCCGTAGTTAAAGCAAACAAAGCAAAAGAAACAACAACAGATGAAAGTGACCCTTGGTTATGATAACTGCCCTTGTATTATCAGTCGCATCAGTAACTATCTTGACATTCCTTGCAGGATACAAGTTAGCAATGCAACACACTAAGTTAGAGTTCTGCAATTTGATGGATGAGGGTGACTCACTAGAGCCAATCTTTGAAGCATTAGATCGCAAGTACGCTTACACAGAAGAACTAAGTAAGCCGTTCAAGAATGAAAACTGAATGTCACAGCTGCCACCGGTCATCCAAAGAAACGGATGGCTGGTGGACAGTCAGCGAGCTACTAAGAACCTATTCATTATGCCCACGTTGCTACCGCAACAAAAGTTTGTTGGCATACCGTGACACGTTACTAGAAGCAATTAACTACATGACGGTTGATCATCCTGACCCTAGTGTTAAGTTAGGGATGCAGACGGCAAAGGCAGAAGCATACATAATCATTAGGGACTTGAAGTTTAATGACTGATAAAACAAAACTTGAAGAAGTCATTAGAGAATTGCATTGCGAAGTAACAGCAGTTCATGACTATCTTGATAATGGTGATGAGATCAGCTACAAGTTTGCTGTTCCACAATGCGTAGAGTGCCGAGTTGATTATCCTTGCATAACGATTAGTCTTATTGATGATTAGACCACGTTCAAAGAAGATGGAAAGCCTGTACGCAACTGAACGCCGTAAGTTGGTAAGAGAGTTGCTACGGGACTTCCCAGCCTGTCAG